CTTATCTTTAACTTTAAGAAGTTTATCTTTAAGTTCTAAATCAGATGATTCATTTAATTTTGAATCAATTCCATCAATACATTCTCTTTTTAATTTATTATAGATGTTTTCTTTATCTTCATTCGTACCATTAAGTACTGTTTTGATAATTTCTTTTTCAGATTCTGTAATGTTAGAATATCTAGAATTAAATTTGTTTACTGCCAATTTTGTTAATACACTAGGTGGTAAATCTATACTCTCTGTAACAACTTCTTCTACCTCTTCTTTTTCTAACATAGGTTTAACAATATAGTTAATTGTTTCATTAATCTTTTTAATGTTAGAAGGTGTTTTTTCAGTGTTAACTAAATAAGATACTTTATTGTAAAATTCTTGATTTTCTTTTACGATCTGATTACCTTTAAGTAGTTTAAGGAAAAACTCATTACCTTTTACGATATGTCCTTCATTTAAACCTTTAAGAAGTTCAATATTCTCTTTAACAAATTCTTTCGCCTCAACAACGTCATCAAATTTACTATTCTGTAAATTACTATATATTAAGTATTGATCTTTTAATGTTTTATTCTCTTTGATTGTTTTTAAAAATTTAGAAAATAACTTTTTTCCTTTTTCGTCTTTTTTAATTACAGACTCAACAACTAAATTTTTAAAGGTATCTTTAATATTACCAAAATTCTCCATGTTCTTTTTTATAAATAAATATTCTGAATTTATAAAAAAGTTCTATTTTATTAAATTATCGATTTCTTTTGTCATATCACTAATTTTGGAATTTAGTGTTTCAGTATCTTTTTCTACCTCATCTAAGTTAAAAACCCTTTCATCCTTATCTAAACTTTCCATAAGTCTATTTAAGTAAATTCCCTGATATTTCTTAACTTTCTCTTCGTATCTTCTTCTATCTTGTTCTAATAAAAGATTATCTTTTTTCTTAACTGATTCTTCAGTAAATGCTGGTTCTGCTGCAGTTTCTTCACCTCCAGTGTCTGCACCGAATCCACCTAAGTCACCTCCAGTGTCTGCACCGAATCCACCTAAGTCTTCACCGCCTGTATCTCCACCTTCTTCACCACCCTCTGCGGATGGACCACCAGTTAATGTAGAGAAATCACCATATAATTTATCAACCCTATCGAATATACCTGTTTTCTTAATAATAGTTGCAGTTTGTTCCATTTCCGCTGCGGCAGCTTTTTCTAATCTCTGTTGTTCTAAATCAGTTCTAATTTCTTCTTCAGACATTCCTAATATTTCTTTCTTAGCTCTAGTCATTGACATTGAACCGAATCCATTACCTGCATCTGATACTGCGTCTTTGTAAAGTGTTACTTTTAACTGAGTTTGTTCAACCTTCAACATCTCCGCTTGTGTGGATGGGTTATTCAACGTTAAAGTAAAGTTTTCTAACTCATCTTCCAATCCTAAAATATATAAGTGAATAATTGCAATCTTATTTAATTCTTGCAACATTGCTTGTTGAATTCTATTAATTGTTCTAGCGAATCTAATATCTTGTAACGCCAAATTTTTACCTTCACCATTAGCCTCCTCAAAACCTAAGAATGGTTTAGGAACTCTAAGTGCAGTAAACAATTTTTTCTGTAGGTATTGAATGTCAGCAATCTCAGATAGGTTAGTTGCACCAGGTAAAGTGTCTATTGGAGAAGGTGCGTTTGCATCTCTTACGGGAATAAAGTAATCTTGATCCTGTGCCATTTGATTATATCTAGTATCTATCTGTCCTGTGTTCTGATCGATAACTGGACTTCTTTTGAAGTTATTTGCAATGTTGTTAACATATGCGGGTACATCTTTCTCATCAATGTTACCGACAAATATTTTAAATATCCTTCTCTCAGGTGCTCTTGTTACTCTATATATCAACATCGCATCTTCAGAAAGTAATAATTGTTTCCATATCCTTCTCGCCTTCTCCAACATAGAAGTCCCATAAGGTAATCTTCTATCATCACCCAATAATCTAAAGTGTGCAATTTGCCAAGCATTAAATTCGATATCTCTTTGTCCCCATATAAACTTAACAGGGTTAAATTTATCTGTTTCTGCATTCATTGAGTTTTCACCGAATCCTTCATTTTCTTTTCTACTAATTTCAATGTTAGGTAATTGTTTAACACCTGTAATTCCTTCTTCACTGTCGATATTAAGGAATAAAAAGTCATCACCATATTTACAAACATTTCTTGTCCACATAGGTAATGATGTATGTATATCTAATCTATTAAAAAATAAGTCATCTAGTATTCTTCTAACTCTTCTACTTTCAGAAAATATGTTAATAACTTTGTTATCTGCATTTAATGTTGTAGATTCTTCCATCATAATATCTAAAGCCGCTGCGATTTCAGGGAAAAACTCCATACCCTCAAAATCTGCGTAAGATGCCAATCTGGTTGTCTCATAATAAATGGAGTGTTGGTAGATTTCATTATCCACCTTTTGCCACATATTAGAAAGATATGCATCTTGTTGTCTTTTTAACTTCTCAAAGTCATACTCCTCTTTAGATTTAGTTTTAAGAAGTTCTTTATCGTTAATAGAATATCTTGATTTATTTTGTTGTTTTTTAACCTCTGGTCCAAATAAATCATTTAATTGTTGAAATACTGTTTTTCTTGCCATTTTTTCTTAAATATACTTTATTACTATTATAATAAATATATCGAAATTCTAAATACTATTTAATTCCGAATAACCAATTGTACTCACCATTATCATTATTACCATTATTTGGTTGTTTTGGGTTATACGTTGGTGTGTTGGTATAGAAAGGATTAACGTGTTGTTGATCACTAAACATCGGTTTTGTCTCTTTATTAGATACATTTACCCAACTCTCTAACATTGCCTTAGTCTGTTTCTCCACTTGTTCTAATTTTTTAAACGATGTTTGTACAATGAATATCGCCATAGCGTAAGCCATAATTATATCATCATGATAACCTTCCATATGATCGGGTCTACCATTTTTATAAACAAATGTTTTAAGTTCTGATATCATTCTTTGTGAACGTATAATAGTTTTATTCTCTCTAATATGTTCTTCTAATTCAGATACCATTTGTAGACGTGTGTTACCGACATTAAATCCTGGTACTTTATCACCTTGTTTATATGCAGTCTTTGCATATTTCTCAGATAACTTTCTACTTTTAGGGTCGTCATAATGAAGATGTTTATATTCCATCTCCAACAGTTTTAAGACTGTTGCAACACCCATACCTCCAGTAATGTCCACAATTGTATATGCATTATACATATTACCATACTTATAAACAATTTCTGCCAACATATCAGGAGGTAACTTATGTTTAAATTCCGCAACTTGTTCTAAGTTTTCAAAGTCTAATATAACAATAGTAGAACTATCTTTACCATCACCTCTACTCACATCAACCCCCATAACATATTTGTGACCAACTTCGGGTTTTTTCCATATCCACATAGTTTTCTCTATCTCCGCGGAGAAGTTTGGATCAGAAACAAAATTCTCTTCATGATATGTAATATATTCGTCATCTACTACATTACCACCTGATCCGATGAATGATACATCAAGTTCTTGTGCGATTTTCTTAGGGTCACCCATATCTGCCGCCATTTCTTCATACCAAGGAGATAATGGTTTCCACCCATCTTTAATCATTACTTCGTAATAATCTATGGTTGATTCATCAGTTTCATATATGTTATCCATATATTCCCACCTAAGTTTAGTTCTACCTAAAGTATCACATTTAATCTCTTCTTCTTTTTCGTCACCCCTAACCCAATACAAACCTCTATTATATCTAATGTCTTGATACCACTTCATCTCAACAACATTGAAGTTGTTATCCCCTGTTTTAGACTTATCATATGTTTTATAATATAATGGATCCATTCCATTGGGTGTTTGGTGACCTAAAATACCGTTATATATTACAGAATGACACCAAAAATCTTCGGTATGTGGTAATGAGAAGTCGTAAGTCTTATTTTTAGATTCTTCTATTTTAGTGATAGGAACCCACTTACTATTCTCCATTAAAATTTTATCTATATCATACCCATTTATATCAACATTTAAAGTATTTGTGATATAATCAATGAAATTAGAAAATATGTTTTTAGATAGGTTACCACTTTTATTTTTTTCTCTTACCCTAAGTGAATTAACGCTTAGTCCACTATCTCTAAATTTTCTAACTAAACCATTATCATCTATGATATCCCTAATGATAGTCTTACCATTGGGTATTATTCTATACCTATTATTTATATTCACCTCTTTTAGTGATATTTTTTTAGATTGCTTTCTATCAAAATCAAAACCTATTTTTTCATAGTATGTAAATGCATCTAAAGAAGTTGCTGATATTCTATAATACTTACTTTCTACTGGAACTAAATCAGAACCCATATTAATACCTTCTTGGTAGTCGGTTAATACTCCGTAATTCATCAATAATTGTCTTATTTGTAAACACATCTTCTTAGAAGATATATTTAACCCTATTCTACCTCTAACACTATCAGAATAACCATCACCATCCATAAACCCCCTTATCATTGCAGATGTGTTTTCTTTGGATAGTGATAATAATTTATTAGGTATAAACTTTTCTGTTGCTTTTAGTGATAAGTCTAACCCTAAAGACTCTAATAGTGACCCTAGATACTTAGAAGATATTTTGTAGTGCAACCCATCATAACAACTATAATTAAATCCAGCACACCTAATAGAATCACCAATATAATCACCACAAGTGATAGTTATGTCCACACCTACTAAATCACCATTATCATTATATTTCTTATAACAAGAACCTTCAGATAGGTATAGTCCTATTAAATAACTTAGGTTGGTGTCTATTTTATTATAAATTTTATTAGGTTGTTTTTCTTTATTATTAAATTTATAATTATGGTTAATTTCATCATCATTACCAAAAATATCGTACCCGTATTGTATATTTACATAATCCCCAACTTTTAAATCACCCATAGGTGTCCATTCATACGAATTAGAATCG